AAAGGTTATGGTTAAGGATAGGTAAGAGGAAGTTATTTCCTAAAAGGATGGAAGATAGAAAGTAGAAGAAATTCAGTGTGCAGTTTTGAAGGTATATAAACATTCAAGACAATCAAATATAAACGTGGATGACGGGGTGTGGCTCAGCTTGGCTAGAGCGCCTGGTTTGGGACCAGGAGGTCGCAGGTTCGAATCCTGTCACCCCGATTCTTACAAATATGCGCGAGTGGCTCAGTTGGTGGAGCGCGACCTTGCCAAGGTCGAGGCCGCGGGTTCGAGTCCCGTCTCGCGCTCTTTTTATTTCTAGGATTTATGCGGGTTCCGAGGTTTTCGGAGCCCGCTTTTAGTTTACATAATGCAATTTACTGAAAGTTTTTACTGAAAGTTTTCGTATGCTCAGCCCGAGTCTGGGTTCCTAAAATTCCCCGTATTGGTTTAACATAGTTACTTATAATATCAGTTTGCATATCAATATCAGATTGTGCGTAGAACTGCAGAAGCGTTTTTGGGCTATTTCCCATGATGGAAGATATCAGTGCTGCATTTGGCTTCTTGCGCATGTTATTGGTGGCAAAAGAGGTCCGAAAGCCGTAGAGCGGTATATACGGCAGTTCTTGTTCTCCTTGTGGTACTGCCTGGTGTTTATCTTTATAGTCTTGCATTCTTTTGTTGTGCGCTATCAGGAGCCTCTTAAATCCAACCGCGTACTGACGGGGCTTAATTGGATTCCCGTTTTGCGATACAAATAAATAATCATTGTCGCCCCACTTTGGATGCTGCAGATGCAACTCCTGTTTCCAGCTCTGGCGCTGCTGAAGAAGATCATACAGATACCGTGGAATCGGTGGAGTGCGGTGAGACTTTTTCGTTTTTAGATCTGTTTCATACGCAAAATTGTCGTACCCGCGGTCAAAGTTGATAAGATAGCACGGCTCTGTGGATAGGCAGCCTTCCCGCAGGCCGCACACTTCGCCAGGCCGTGCACCGAGAGCCGCAGAAAGGCATAACATCGGATAATAGTGACTCGCCTGGACTTCTGGAAGGGATAGGAAATAGGAGAACTGTTCATCTGTCCAGGTTACTTTTGATTTTGTTATCACCTTGCAGCGTTTAATTCCATTGGTAGGATTATCCGGTCGGCACTTCAGAACGTCCTTCGCAAAGTTAAAGATGTCAACCAGGATGTTCAGGCATTTATTCACCGTCTCCGGGCTGTACTTTTCTTTCATGAGGTTCATGTACTTTTGAATGTGAAGCGCAGATATTTCCGAAACACTCCGGTTCCCGAATACCGGCTTTATATAGTCCTTATAGAACCGTCCGTAGACCTGCCAGGTATTATTTGCGTAAACTGGTGGTTTGGTGGCTTTATGCCACTCTTCGAATATCTGGTCGATTTTAGTTGCACGAAGCTTCGGCCTTGCCTTGGCGCGGCCACGCTCAATCTCTCTTTCGATATCGGTATGATCTTGTCTTGCCTGCTTTTCAGTGGTTCGCATCGGACCGGTGATTGACCTTTTTTCTTCAGCGTACCAGACGGATGCGTAGTATTGCACCTTGGTTTTCCTCGTTTTCTTGGATGTGTAGCTGTTTTTTTGTATACTCATATCATCATCCTTTCCTCTATCCCATTAGATGGGTATAAAAATAGCGCCTCTTGCCAGGACGCCCGGAGAATGATATAATTCAAGTGTCGAATTTGATTTATATCTTCTGGAGCAATCCGCAAGAGAAAATCTATGTGAAGCCGTTCGGTACGCCAATACCGGGCGGTTTTGCTATTTAAAGTGGTCGAAATCGACCACTTTATGCTTTAATGAGCATTTTCTTCAGAATGCATTCGCTGGCTGATGCGGAATTGTTCGGCGTCTGGAACGTCTATAAATTCTACTGTTTTATCAAAGTTTTTCTTAACTACTTCTTTGATTTCATCCAGGGTTACATTGAAAAATTCTCGGCGTGTATTTACCATATTTATCTTACGATCTTCAAATGCCCTATGTAAAGCAGCTTCCAGAGCAGGAGCATCATCAGAAAAAATCATTGCGTGTACATCAAAATTAAACGGAACAGAAGCATCGCCAAGTTCATCCACGCGGTCTTGAGGGTCTAATCTTCGGGTCATTCCAATTTTATAAACATTAGGACCGAAAGAACCAATATTTGAAATTACGTAAACGTAACCAGCTTTCATATTCGCCTGACGGTAATCAATATCTGCAATGGCTTTTTCTATATCTTTGATATGAGACTCAAGCTGCGCTTTCTTCTCTAAGAGATCCGCATCGCCAGGTTTTTGCTGGAGCTGCAACTGTAAATGCTCATAAGCAGTTTGGTAATGTGTTTGCTCTTTTTCGATTCTTTTTCGCTGTTCTTCAATTTCCTTTTGGATACGAGCCTGTTCGCGTTGTTCTGCGCGGGCAGCTTTTAGTTCTTCTTTTTCCTGTTGTTTTTTCTGCTGATATTCGAAAGCTAAACGGAGTTCTTTAACTTTGGCATTTAAATAGGGTTGAGTTATGGAAATACTCATAATGGTTCCTAGTTTTGAAATAGCCTCAGCCGATTTATAGATACGATCTAATGTTGCGTCAAAATTGGTGTATTTAACACGGGATATTAAATCATCACATTCGCTATTAAAAGCTCGCATGAGCAATTTCTGAGTATCAGAGACCATTTTCTTGCCTTTAGAGACGCTACCATTTACAGTCCATTCGGTACTTCCGGAAACCGCATTCTTATTCTTTATTAATTCTTTTTGTTTAGCGCGTATTTTTGCTAATTCTTCCTTATAGTCTAAAGCACTGGCAAAATCATAATGCGGCTGGTACAGTCCAAACTCCTGTACAATGATTTCATCGTCCATCCATGATATTTCGGAATGTTTTTTATGTATTGTATCATTCAGCGAATTGATTTCATTGTTTTTCTTGGATATATCAGAAGAAAGCGAAGCAATTTCATTTTCTTTTGTGGAAATTTCGTTTTGGAGTTCTTCAATTTTCCTTTGCAAGGCATCAGCCTGCTGCATTTCGGGTGTGAATAAACTTTTTAACCGTTCACATTCAGCTTGAGACTTTTCAAGTTCAGCCTTATATTGATTCCCTTTAAAAGTATCAAATAATCCCATAGTTTTCTCCTTTTGTTATTTTTGCTGGAAACGCAATTTGACTAAGTCTTTACGATATCCCAGTAAGTGGGATATCTGATCTGCGGTGTATGGTTCATATTCAGCGATCATATCATCATCGATTAAGAGATCCATAGCAAACGTATCTGCCTCCACCTCATAACGATGGGTATTTAGGTGAGTCCGGCTATCCATAAATAGGGCATTGGCTTTTTTGTGGAGCAGCATATGCCCGAGTTCGTGAGCGCAGACAAATTTTTTTTCGTGCTCCGGAAGATTCTCATCAATATAGATGATATTGTTCCGCTGGAAGTACTGATAAAATCCGCGTACTCCACAGAGTGGAGCAAATACCACGATAACATTCATTCCTTGAATAATTTCGAAAGGGTTTCTTGTCTGGTGCTTTCGTACCAGAGAATCCGCCTTTTTCTTAATATCCATAAGCTATTCCTTCTTATATTTTTTAGGAGTGTACTTCTCTTTATTTTTCTTTTTCGCCATTTCCATGCCGATCTGCATCGCGGATAGAATCGACTCGATTGCTTCGGGACTGGCGGGATCACCATCGAACATTAATCCCTCTTGGGAGAGCAACTGCTCTCGGGTGTTGTTCAGTATTTTTTCTATATCCCGTTCGTCTCGAGCGGTAAGCTCTGGGGCTTTTTCTTTTACGACATCTTCTTTTCCGGTCATCAGATACTCTAAAGACACGCCGAAATAATCTGCAATTTTCTGTAGCTTATCCTGCTTGGGAGTGTATTTCCCTTGTTTCCAATTAGACAGTGTTGCAGTAGTAATACCAGTTTCCTTAGCTACTTTATAGGCGGTTATTCCATACTTGGAAAGTAGCTGTTCAAAAATCTCATACATTATATTCCTTTCCGCCTAAATAGCTTAGAAAAATTAGCTAAAAATATTGACAAGCTAAGATAACTATGCTATTGTATGAATGTAGCTAAGAAATCTAAGCTACAAACAATGACATAGGCTTTGGTTTCTTAAATAACTTAGGTGGTACTTTGATTATATAAGAAACCTTAGCTAAAGTCAATAGATTTTAAAGAAGGAGGTGTCTATTTTGTATAAAAAATATGCAGAGCTGCGAGATAAGAGAAATATAACAGACTATAGAGTCGCAGCAGATACTGGAATTTCGACAGCAACACTTTCTAATTGGAAGAATGGAAACTATGCGCCGAAGTTCGACAAGCTTCTGATTCTTGCAAAATACTTCGACGTTCCGGTGGAGTACTTTGCAGAGGCTGAATAGAACTGGAGGTGGACAGATGTATTTGGAAGAGCGTGTTTCTCGCTTAGAGGAGCAGAATAAGAAACTCATGCTCCAGCTTGAAACGCTGGAGAAATGTGGACTGACCCGTTTTGTAAGCGTTAAGGAGCTTGCTGAAATTATGCATTGCAGTGTCCAGAACGTGCACCGGAAGATTCGAAATGGGGAGATTCAGGCAACCCGGAAACTGGGGGATCCCCGCATCCCGATGAGCCAGTTCATGGATGCGGATAATTCGCAGACTTTGAAATGCAGACAGGCGCCGAAGCCGAAAAAAGCTGTGGGCATGGCGGAGCAGGTTTTTGGCTCATGAGAAAGTCGTGCAGTACCTGCCGGAGTTGCTGGCGGTGTATGGAATCCGATCGGGAATACCCGTGCAAAGATTATAAGAAGAAAGTGAGGAAGCGTGATGAGAGAGGAAAGAAACATCGAGTGCATGAACCTGCGCAGCCAGCACAAGCAGAGGCTTAGAGAGCTGGAAGCAGAACAAGAGCAGTGGTATGAGCATCTGGAGTTTATGACCAAATTACTGATGATGGCGGCGGCAGTCGCGGGAGGTTCGACGATGACACTTTTAATAGTGCTGCGTTGTCTGGAAGTATTTTAAGGAGGGGACAATGAGGACGATTGAAATCGATTGTGTCGTTGTGAGTGACGAAGTTTATACTGCTTTGGAAAGGGAAGTAAAAGAACTTGGCATTTTAGCAGCGAGCTGTGAAACTCCATTTAATGTGACGATGTCTCACGTAATTAATATGGCGGTAAGTGATTACGGAACCCGTTTGATGGAGGGGCAGAAGAAAGCAGACGCGCTGGCTTACACAGAGTAACAGGAGGCGATAAGGTGAAAAAACGTACGATGAACGTAAATATTCCGGTTACGGATGAGCAGATAGAAAGACTGGAGAAGCTGCTTCCGAAAGTCAGAGATGAAATAATTAAGCGGTATAAAGATATTTTTGATGAGGATACTTGGGATCAGCTTGGTCCCATATACGTGGATGTGCTCGACTATATCGCAGAAAAAGATTCAAACAGTTTCGTTGTTGGGATACTAGTTAACATTCTTATCAGTAATGAAGAGAAAGACCAGGAGAGGGCGCGACATGAGTAGAAGAACCAACGGAACGAACAGAGCCGGTGCGATGTTGAATGCCAGCCGGTACACCGGTTATGGGAAACCAAAGAAAAAGACCGCCAGCTTGGCAGAGCTGAACGGTCACATTAATAAAAATATTAACAGCTTGATTATATCAAGAGATTCGGGAGGATGCAATGGTAAAAGCGGCAATTAAAGGTAAAAGGGAGCCGATAGAGCTGGAAGGGGATGTGATCCTTGGTATCACAATCCTGTATGATGCAATCAGAAATTCAGAGGTGTTTATCATCGGTGATGTTAAACGTTCAATTCTTCCGGGAGTCCTGGCAGGAATGGCGGTGACGCTTCTGAAAACGTATTTTTCGGGGAAAGAGCTGGAGAAAGCGTATGCAGATTTCCATACGGCATTTCATTCAGCTGCAGAAGCAGCACGGGAGGAAGAAAAATGAGATATTTTAAAATCTGCCCGCGCTGCGGGGCGCATCTGGATCCGGATGAAAAGTGCGACTGCGAGGAGGTGATGGAAGTTGGAGGGGAACGTCAGGTGCGAGATTCTGGAAACGTTTATAGAGTTTCCTGAGAGTCGCGGGTACCACTTAGAGCTGAATTTAGTTAAGTGGGGAGAAAACGAACCGAAGTACGACCTTCGGCGTTGGAACGATGACCGTTCAAAAATGACGAAAGGGATTACATTGACGAAAGAAGAGCTGCTGACCTTACAGGACGAGCTTTCAAATATTAAATTTTAGGAGGAATTATCCATGAATATTTCAGTAACTTTTACCAGCTGTCAAGAAGTGGAGGAGTTTGTTTCTATGTTTGGCGGTTGCACTTCTTGTGCTAAGCCGGATGCGGCAGTAGCAGAGAAGAATGCAGGCCTTGCAGAGTCTCCAAGGACGGTTACGCCTGTGGAACCGACGGTACAGTCTAAGCCAGTTGCATCGGCTGCACCTGTTATCCCAACAGCACCTGCTGTACCAGTTACGGCAGCGGTACCTGTAGCACAGGCACCTGCTACGCCGGTAGTACCGACGGCTCCGGTCGGGGTGACAGCACCCGTACAGGCATCGGTACCGACAAGTACCCATACATACACGCCGGATGAACTTGCAGGCGCGGCGATGCAGCTGATGGATTCGGGCAGACAGAATGAGCTTCTGTCGCTCCTTCAGCAGTTCGGTGTGAACTCGATTCCGGCTTTACAGCCGCTGCAGTACGGGGCGTTTGCGACAGCATTAAGGGATATGGGGGCACAGATTTAATGGGAGATCATGCATTACGGAACCATTCGACCTTAAGCCCGTCGAATGCATACCAGTGGATGGAGTGCACGCCAAGTGTGATTCTGGGACTGCAGTTCCCGGATCCATCTTCTTCGGCGGCGGAAGAGGGTACGCTGGCGCACGAACTGGCAGAGCTCAAGGTACGGAACTATTTCTTCACCACGGATTTCGGGAAGCGGAAACTGAACGCCGAAATCAAGAAGTTAAAAACGAAAGAGATTTGGGACGATGAAATGATGGGCTATACGGATGATTATCTGGATTACATCAAGTCCGTAGCATTGAAGTTTCAGGCGTCGCCGCACGTCGATATCGAACGCAGGGTAAGCCTGGATGCATATATCCCCCATCTGCCAGATGAGGATCCGGCTTCCGGAAGCGCTGACTGTATTCTGTTGGGGGATGGCATCATTCATGTGATAGATTTCAAGTACGGCAAGAGTCCGGATGGTCGCGTGAATGCGGAGCATAACCCACAGATGATGCTTTACGCACTGGGGGCATATGAAGCGTACAAGATTCTTTACAACGTACATACGGTCCGTATGAGTATTGTTCAGCCGAGACTGTCAGATGCTATCTCTGAATGGGAATGCAGCTTAGAGGAACTTCTGGCATTCGGGGAAAAGGTAAAGAAACGTGCTGATCTCGCAATCCACGGAAGCGGAGATTTCGCGCCTGGGGTCAAAACGTGTAAGTATTGTCGGGCGCGGGGGCGGTGCCGGGCACGGGCAGAAAAGAACGTAGAGCTGGCATTTATGACCGGGACAGATCCTGCGCTGCTGACGGATGAGCAGATGGGAGAATACCTGAAAAAGGGACAGGACGTAGCCAAATGGCTGAAAGATGTGGAGGATGCTGCCCTGAAAGCCTGCCTTTCCGGGAAAGAGATCCCGGGTTGGAAAGCGGTTGCCGGACGAAGTGTACGGGAATGGACAGATATGGACGCGGCATTCGCAAAACTCGAATCCGATGGCGTCCAGTCAGAAGTTTTGTGGGAGAGAAAGCCGCTCACTCTCGCTCAGGTAGAAAAGATAGTAGGTAAAAAGGAGTTTGCCGAGAGCGTAGGGGAATTTATTACCAAGAAGCAGGGAAAACCGGCATTGGTAGAGGAATCCGATAAGCGCCCGGCTATCACAAACACAGTTAGCGCCGCAGAAGCATTTAAGGAGGAAAAGGGACATGAATGAAATGACTAACGTTACAACTGGAGAAGTAAGATTCAGTTATACACACTTATTCAAGCCATACGCAGCGATGCAGGGGCAGGAGGAAAAGTTCAGCGTGACGGTGCTGGTACCGAAAACGGATACCGATACCAAGAGCCGTATCGATGCGGCGGTTGAAGCGGCGAAGCAGAGAGGCATTTCGGATAAGTGGAACGGTGTGTGCCCGCCGATTGTACCGACACCAGTTTATGATGGCGATGGTGTGAGACCATCCGACGGCATGCCGTTTGGGGCGGAGTGTAAAGGACATTGGGTATTTACCGCCAGCGCGAAAGCGGATTATCCGCCGGAGGTTGTGGATCGTATGGGGAACCCGATTATCAACCAGTCGGAGGTGTACAGCGGTATGTACGGTCGCGTAAATGTAACGTTTTATCCGTATATGTTTGGCGGAAAGAAAGGCATCGGCTGTGGTCTGGGACCGGTGCAGAAATTAAGGGATGGGGAAGCGCTGGGCGGCGGCTCTATCTCCGCAGCACAGGCGTTTGGCTCCCCCGCACCGATGGGGCAGCCACAGCCGACAGCTCAAGCATATGCGCAGCCACAGCAGCAGTATGTACAGCCACAGGCATACACACCGCAGCCGGGAATCAGTGTGAACCCATTAACCGGGATGCCGTACTAGAACTATCGGGGGCTATAGAGCCCCCGTTTTGAACAGGAGGAACCGTGATGATAAGACATCTGAACATTGATATAGAGACGCGGAGCAGCGTGGGTATCGCCGAAGCAGGGGCTTATAGATATGCACAGTCCCCGGACTTTCAGATACTGCTGTTCGCCTATCAGATGGACGATGCGCCGGTTGAAATTGTAGACCTCATGAGCGGAGAAAAAATTCCGGATGAAATCGTTAAAGCACTGTCGGATCCAGGGACGTTGAAACACGCATATAACGCAGCGTTTGAATGGTACTGCCTTAATAGAGCGGTGTGTGAAACCCCGATAGAGCAGTGGCGCTGTACGATGGTTCATGGTCTTTATTGTGGGTACACTGCCGGACTGGATGCAACCGGCAAGGCGATCGGGCTTCCTCAGGATAAACGTAAACTTGCCACCGGTAAGGCGCTGATTCGATATTTCTGTGTTCCTTGTAAACCTACAAAACGTAACGGAAACAGGACGTGGAATCAGCCTTGGCACGATCAGGACAAATGGGAACTGTTCAAGGAATACTGTAAGCAGGATGTTGTGACGGAACGCGCGATACTCTCAAGGCTCAGTCAGTTCCCGATGCCAGATGCGGAACAGAAGCAATGGCAGATGGATATCCTTATGAATGCATACGGTGTCCGGGTGGACACGGAACTGATCACTGGCGCGCTGTATATCGATGAGATTAGTACGCAGAGATTAACGGACGAAGCCATCCGTTTGACTGGACTGGCTAACCCGAACAGTGGTCCGCAGTTGCTTCCCTGGCTGAATGAGCACAGCCGGAGAAACCCGGAAGATCCAGATCGCTTCCAGGATATCCGGAAGGAGACCGTATCGAAAGCACTGGAAGCGGCGGATGCGCTTCCGGAAGAGGTACAGCAGATGTTAAGGATCCGGCAACAGCTTGGAAAAACGTCCATTAAAAAATATGTCACGATGGCGACAGCGAAGGGAGAAGGCGATCGGGTGCGCGGACTGACGCAGTATTACGGGGCGAACCGGACGGGACGCTGGGCGGGAAGGCTGGTACAGATGCAGAATCTCCCGCGTAATTACATTAAGACATTGGACTATGCGAGGAAAGTTGTCAAAGCAAAAAACTATGATGGTTTGAAGCTGCTTTATGGGAATGTTCCAGATACGCTGTCCCAGCTGATCCGTACCGCTTTTATCCCGTCGGACGGGAATAAATTTGTGGTGGCGGATTTCTCGGCAATTGAGGCGCGTGTGATTGCCTGGCTGGCGGGTGAACAGTGGGTTAATGAAGTATTTGCTACCCACGGGAAAATCTATGAAGCGACGGCGTCCCAGATGTTTGGCGTGCCAGTTGACCGAATTGCAAAAGGAAACCCGGAATACGCCCTGAGGCAGAAGGGGAAGGTTGCGACACTTGCCCTCGGCTATCAGGGCGGTACCGCGGCGCTGATAGCGATGGGCGCGTTGCAGATGGGGTTAACAGAAGATGAACTTCCGGATATTGTCCAGCGCTGGCGGCAGGCGAACCCGCGCATCCGTGATTTATGGTATGCGGTGGAAAATGCAGCGCTCGCAGTTATGCGGACAGCTCAGCCGCAGGCTATTTACGGGCTGATATTTGCGCTGGAGGGGGATTTGGTTTACGGTCAGTCCTTTTTAACAGTACGGCTACCAAGCGGACGGAAACTTTATTACCCGAAGCCATTTTTAAGGGAGAATCAGTTTGGAAAACTGGCGCTGCATTACTACTCGATCGGTCAGCAGAGCCGGAAGTGGGAGATAACATCTACATACGGCGGGAAAATGACGGAGAATATCATCCAGGCGATTGCCAGGGACTGCCTAGCGGTCACATTGGAACGGATATCATCCAGGCATCTACAGGTGGTATTCCACGTACATGATGAGGTAATTATCGACGCGCCGATGAGTACTACCGTCGATGAGATATGCGACCTGATGGCAGAACCGATTCCCTGGGCGCAGGGGTTGATTCTGAAAGGCGCGGGGTTTGAAAGTAATTATTACATGAAGGATTAGGAGGGGCAGGAATGCAATATAACAGAAAGCTGCAGATCAGCACGGCAGGCAGCAGGAAGGCTACACATTGGCTGAAATCTGATATCATGTGGTCTGAATTTGCAGAAAAACTGAAAACCCCGGTGCGCGGAACAGAAACGCTGGAGCAGTACCTTGCCCTTCCAAAATCTCAGCAGGATGAGCTGAAGGACGTGGGCGGTTTTGTGGGGGGTACCCTGAAAGGTGACCGCCGGAAAGCCGCGGACGTAACAGGAAGGGATTTAATTACACTGGACCTGGACAATATCCCCGCAGGGCAGACGGATGACATTCTGCGGCGCGTGGATGGTCTTGGGTGCGCCGCTGCGGTTTATAGTACCCGGAAGCACTCCGGCTACGCACCGCGGCTCCGCGTGATCATCCCGGTGGATAGGACAGGTACTGCGGATGAGTATGAGCCGGCAGCAAGGAAACTGGCTGCGCTCATTGGCATCGAGTTCTGCGATCCGACGACCTTTGAGGCATCCAGACTGATGTACTGGCCGAGCTGCTGCAGCGACAGCCAGTATGTGGCAGAAGTTTACGATAAACCGTTCTGCAGCCTTGACGGTGTACTTGGTATGTATGGGGACTGGCGGGATATCAGTCAGTGGCCGCAGGTTCCGGGGGCGGATGCAATCGAGCGCCGGAGGCTGGCAAAACAGGAAAATCCGTTGTCTAAGCGCGGTATTATTGGCGCCTTTTGCCGGACGTATACCATCACACAGGCGATGGAAAAGTTCATTCCGGGGATGTACGAGGAAACTGCGATGCCGGGGCGATACACCTACACAGGTGGTTCTACGGTCGGCGGTGCCGTGGTTTACGATGGGGACTTGTTCCTGTATTCCCATCACGCAACGGATCCGTGTAGCGGTCAGCTGGTAAACGCGTTCGATTTAGTCCGGCTTCATATGTTCGGCGATAAAGATAACGACGCCAAAGACGGGACGCCGGCTGCTAAATTACCGTCGTTTGTTCTGATGAGCCGGTTAGCCCAGGACGATAAGCCTGTGTCTGAATTACTCTCAAAGGAGCGTTATGAACAGGCAAGGTCGGCATTTGAGACACCCGCGACAGGGACGGAGGCATCGGTACCGGATTATGATTTGTCCTGGCTTTCGAAGCTGACCAAGGATGGCAATGGAAGATATGAGAAGACCATAAACAACGCGGTGATCGTCCTGGAAAACGACCCGCTTTTAAAGGGAAGAATCGTGACGGATGAATTCGCATCCTGCGGTATGGTTCTGGGGCGCGTGCCGTGGGACCAGAGGGACGAAAAACGGCGCTGGACGGACGTGGATGACGCGGGCTTTTACCGATACGTAGAGGTGTTCTACGGACTTACGGGGCGGGAAAAACTGGACCATGCGCTGCTGATCGTCAGCGCCCAGAATAAAATTAATGACGTGAAGCATTATCTGCAGGAGCTGGAATGGGACGGCGTGCCAAGGGTGGATACCCTGTTGGCGGACTATCTGGGCGCAGATGACACACCGTACACCAGGGCGGTTATTAGAAAAGCACTCTGCGCGGCGGTGGCAAGGGCGGTAGTCGGAGGCATCAAATACGATTACATGCCGATTTTTACCGGACCGCAGGGGATTGGTAAGAGTACGTTTCTTGCGATTCTGGGGAGGCAGTGGTTCTCCGACAGCCTCACAACTTTTGAGGGGAAAGAGGCGGCGGAGCTAATTCAAGGGACATGGATTAATGAGGTCGGAGAACTGAGCGCGTTCACGAAGCAGGAGACGCAGGTAGTTAAGCAGTTTTTAAGTAAGACAGAGGATATCTACAGGGCGGCATACGGTCGCCGGACGGACAAGTACCCGCGGCGCTGCGTGTTTTTCGGAACGTCCAATGACAGCGAGTTTTTAAAAGATATGACAGGGAACCGGCGTTTCTGGCCGATAGATGTTGGACTGCATCCAGCGAAAAAATCTGTATGGAGAGAGCTGCCGCAGGAAGTAGATCAGGTGTGGGCGGAGGCATATGCCCGCTGGGCGGCGGGGGAAGAACTGTATATGCCGAAGAACCTTGAGGCGGCGGTCGTAGAGCAGCAGGAGACCCACAGGGAGGCATCCGGAAAAGAAGGCCTTATAATGGACTTTTTAAATAAGCCGGTGCCGGAAAATTGGGAACAGATGGACCTGACGAAGAGACGGATGTTCCTTTCGGGAGGTTTGCACATAGAAGGTGCATTGCATATAAGGGATAGAATCTGCGCTGTAGAAATATGGGCGGAGTGCTTTGGTGGGGATTTGAAGTTCATGAAGCGGTCCGACAGCATGGAGATCAATAATATTCTTCTACACGGCAAATGGCAGCGGATAAGCACACCACGAAATTTTGGACCCTACGGACAGCAAAGAGGGTTCGCAAGACCGGCTACATAGTGCCGAAAAAGTTTGTAGATTCTTTGTAGTTTATGTAGTTTTGTAGTTTTCAATGTAGTCGGAATGTAGTGGGGGTTGTAGCACCCTTAAAACCGCATAAAACCTAACAATTTTATAAAACAACTACAAAACTACAAACTTACTATAGAGAGTGTAAAAATAAATAAAATATAGATAGCGTGGCGTACATGGCGTACATAATACGAGGGGTTATATACACGCGTTACGCACGCGTAAACAAAATATTTTATAAATAAAAATATATAAAGGCGGCGAGAACATGAGAGAAAGAGACATCGAGAAGATTCTGACCGAGGAAGTGAAGCGCGAGGGTGGCAGGGCATATAAGTGGACAAGCCCGGGGAACGCAGGTGTGCCAGACCGGATTGTGATTTTTCCGAACAGGAAACCGGTGTTCGTGGAACTGAAAACGGAGAGCGGGAGTTTAAGTCCCCTGCAGGTTGTGCAGATGATGCGTCTTCGGGATTTAGGACAGGAGGTAGAGGTGGTTTACGGAGTGGAAGGATTGAGAGCTTTTTTTGAATCATATGGGTACGTGAGAGCGGCAACCAGGATAGCGATCAAGTGCAAAGCGTGAACGGAGGTGCAGGTAGATGGAATTTAAGCCGCACGCCTATCAGCAGCATTGTATAAACCGGATTCTGGCGGTTAAAAAAATAGGCTTATTTTTGGATATGGGTCTTGGCAAGACCGTTACGACGCTGACAGCGGTCAAGGAGCTGAAATATAACCGTTTTCAGGTACGCAGGGTTTTAATCATAGCCCCTAAGAAGGTGGCAGAGGGGACGTGGAGCAAGGAGGCAGCCAAATGGGACCATACCCGTATGCTGCGGGTGTCCCCTGTTCTCGGAAGCCAGGCGAAAAGAATCAAAGCGTTAAATACACCGGCGGATTTATATATCGTCAACCGAGAAAACGTGGTGTGGCTGGTGGATTATTACCGGAATGCCTGGCCGTTCGATATGGTGGTTGTGGATGAGTCAAGCAGTTTTAAAAACCACAGTGCGAAGCGTTTTAAAGCATTGGCGAGCATGGGAGATAAAATCGACCGCATGGTCGAACTGACTGGTACGCCATCACCTAACGGGCTGGATGATTTGTGGAGTCAGGTCTATCTGCTGGATGGCGGCGAGCGGCTTGGAAAGAGGTATACACAGTTCCGTGAACGGTATTTCCAGCCGGACAAGCGCGGCGCGGACGGTATGGTGTACAGCTATGAAGCGAAGCCAGGCAGTGAGCAAAGCATCCTTGACCGGATATCTGACATCTGCATCAGCATGAAAGCGGAGGACTATCTGCAGCTTCCGGACATCACATACCACGAAATCCCGGTGGAGCTGGATGCCAAATCCCGGAAAGCCTATGACGAACTGGAACGGATGATGGTTTTACAGCTTCCGGAAGATGAGGCGGATATCAGCGTTACCAGCGCGGCGGCCCTCAGCAATAAACTTTTACAGCTTGCAAACGGGGCGCTGTATGACGAGGATCACAGCGTACATGAAATACATAACTGCAAGATAGAGGCATTTATAGAGCTGATCGAGTCCTTGCAGGGAAAACCGGCATTGGTTTTTTATAATTACCAGCATGACCGGACGAGGATTTTAGAAGCCTTGGGGAAGATGCATCTGCGGGTCCGGGAACTGAAAACAACACAGGACGAGGACGACTGGAACGCCGGAAAAATCGATGTACTTCTGACGCATCCGGCCAGTAGTGCATATGGCTTGAACCTACAGCAAGGCGGAAACCATGTGATTTGGTTCGGTCTGACATGGAATTATGAGTTATACACACAGGCAAATAAAAGACTGCATCGGCAGGGGCAGCAGGAGAAGGTAATCATCCATCACCTGATAACCAGCGGAACCCGTGACGAGGACGTGATGCAGGCCTTACAGCGCAAGGAGGATGTGCAGAATTGGGTAATGGAGTCGTTAAAAGCAAGGATTCGAAAAATCCGAGAAATGGCGAAGTGACAGAACGTCAGATGCGAATGACGATGCGGCGGCAGCGCAAGGCAGGCAAAGTATTCTGCCAAGGCTGCTGCGGGGAGCTGGATCCGGACGGCGAGCTTTCGGGTATCGAATACGTGAAGACGAAGAGAAATACGGAATGGTTTTTCCACACAGGATGTCTAAACAGTGTCTGGAAATGCAAAATACAGTGGGAGGCGTAGGGAGGTGGTGCCGTTGGACAAGCGGATATTGGAGCAGTACATAGATGCCTGCGCCCAGGTCAAGGAGACAGAAGCAGAGTTGGAAAAGATTAGGAGAGCAAAAAAGCGGCAGGAGCAGGATGCCGTCAAAGGCTCATCACATGATTTTCCATATACGATGCAGACGTATCGGATTGAGGGACTTGCGTATGCATCAATGCAAGAGCCAGGTGCAGAGGATCGTCTGGAAGAAGTGTTAAAAGAGCGCCTGCGGAATGCGGCGCGGATAAAACAGGATGTGGAAGTGTGGATCAATACGATTCCGGTGCGGACGCAGCGTATTATCCGGTACCGGATTTTCGAGGGAATGACATGGGAGCAGGTAGCTATACGCATGGGGCGCGGGGCTACCGAGGCAAGCGTCAAAATGGAATACTTGAGATTTATGGATGAAAAGTAAAGTTTGTTACGATTGTTACGTATGTTACGAATCAACATGATATAGTGTATCATGAAGCTAAAGGCTTATAGCTGACAGCTTCAACGGACACGCTTGCAAGAGCGTTGAATACTCCTCCGTATATACTTCAATCCCCGCTGGACAGTGACCCCGGCGGGGAATCCCCCTGGGGCGTAGCTCAGTCGGTTAGAGCAGCTGGCTTATATCCAGCGTGTCGAGGGTTCAATTCCTTCCGCCCCGATGGTTTCATGACCATAATTGATTTTCTCCCGAGGGCACCTGTCGAAAAGATAGGTGCTTTTGTTATGTCGATTTTCATGCGGCGCACACGGCACCAGCAAGCAACACCTCCGAGAGGCAGCGCCAGGCTGTCTCCTATGGTGCCGGTGGGATCGTATTTTAGAAAGAGAGGTGAGCACGAGTGACAGAAAAACAGAAGATTTTTGCGGATGAATATCTGATTGACCTGAATGCCACCCGGGCTTACAAGGTCGCATATCCGCGGGTCAAGAGCGATGAGACTGCAGCAGCTGCGGCGGCACGACTGTTAAGGAATGTTAAGGTTGCGGCGTATGTCGAGAAGCGGATGCAGGATCGGCAGAAACGGACAGAAATCACCCAGGACATGGTGCTGCAGGAACTGGCTGCCATTGCATTTGCCAATGCTACGGACTTCGCTCAGATCGTGAATAATAGAGTGATCCTGACAAATACAGCAGATCTGTCGGAAGGGCAGATGAAGGCAATAGCCGGGATAAAAAAAGGCAAGAACGGAATAGAGTTGAAGCTGAATGACAAAGAGAAAGCTTTGGAGTTGCTGGGACGTCACTTGGGAATGTTCAAGGATCGAATAGAGGTCTCCGGCCTGGATGATGAGAAGGCTAAGCTGGACGATATTCTGCAGCAGATGCGAGGTGGTGGCTAGTGAGTGCTGAACGTCTGGTACTGTCAGACAAGTACAAGGCATTCCTTCAGTGTAATGCTCCGGCAGAGTTTCTGGAAGGCACGACGGCGGCCGGAAAGACGACAGTAGGGCTGTTCAAATTTATGTTGAAGGTGGCAGAGTCACCGAAGAAGCTGCATATTCTGGCAGCGGATGATACCGGAGCGGCTGAGAAGAATATCATCAACAAGGATCTGGGAATCCTGGATGATTTTGGAATCTTAGTGGAATATAAGGGCAACGGATCCGGAGAATACAAGATGCCGCATATCCTGTTCCATACATCCGGCGGCGACAAGATCATCTTTGTAGTAGGCTACGGGAATAAACGGAAATGGAAAGACGCTTTGGGTGGTCAGTATGGATGCCTATACATTGATGAGATCAACACTGCAGATATTGATTTTGTACGTGAGGCATCCATGAGGTGCGATTACTTGATGGCGACTCTGAATCCGGATGATCCAAGCTTGGATGTGTACAAAGAATATATTAACTGCAGCAGACCGCTTCCAGAGTGGGAGTCGGAGACTCCGCAGGAAATTAAAGACGAACTAAAAGAAGAACCAAAGCCCAGCTGGGTGCATTGGTTCTTTTCTTTTGACGATAATGCCGGTCTTCCGGAAGAAAAGAAGCAGCGGATCATCCAGAACACACCGAAGGGTACGAAGATCTGGAAGAACAAGATTCAGGGACTCAGAGGAAAAGCATCTGGACTTATTTTCCCGAATTTCGACCGGAAGAAGCATGTGGTGACATCCGCATGGGTGCAGGCAGAAGTGAGAGCAGGGCGGATCCGATGGAAGAAATTCACTTGCGGAGTCGATACGGCTTACTCCAGTAAGTCCCCAGATACAATTTCCTTTATCTTCCAGGGCATCACAACAGACCGGAGACTCATCACCCTAAAAGAAAAGGTGTATAACAACCGAGATTTAGAAACCCCGATAGCACCCAGCGACACGGCAGTTAAGTTAGTCGGCTTCTTGGAACAGTGCCGGAACGAGTGGGGATTTGCCAAAGACGTATATGTGGACAATGCTGACCAGGCAACCATGACAGAGCTTAAGAAATACAAGCGCCTGCATGGTTGCCTTTATAATTTCTGGGATGCCTACAAAAAGTTTGGAATTGTTGACCGTATCAAACTGCAGCTTGGATGGATACAGCAGGGCTGCTATCTGGTAGTCGATGAGTGTGAGAACCATCTGGCTGAGATGGAAAAATACAGCTGGAAGGAAGATAAGGACGAACCAGAGGATGGAAACGATCATACAATCAACGCAAATCAGTATAGCTGGATTCCGTATAAGCATTTAATCGGATTCGAAGAGGAGGCATAAAAGTGAGGTGGATATCAAATTTGAGTGAGGGCGTGAAAAGAGGAATACGGAGTTGGCTGAATGTCCAAGGGGCCAGCCCGACAACAATTCGAATCCAAGAAGTAATGGATTATGAGTTATCGGCTATAAGAAACCGTATCTGGTATCGCGGAGATGGAAACGAATTGGAGCAGATGTATCAGCAGAGTCCGGAGATGGTAGATAGATATAAGTTCTGGGCATCCAGGTGCAGCCCGGGAATGGAAATGAGAAAGATCCATACAGGCCTTCCCGGGCTGATTGTGCGTGTTCTTTCTTCTGTTGTTCTATCTGACATGAATGACTTTGAGTTTGAGAACGGTGCCCAGGAACAGCTCTGGAAAGAGATCGAGCAGGAAAACAAGTTCCGGAAGGGATTCGAGGAAGCTTTAAAAGAGGCGCTCTATATCGGAGATGGAGCCTACAAGGTAACAATTGATACATCTGTAAGCCAGTACCCCATCTTGGAGTGGTATCCAGGGGAACAAATAGAGATAATTCGCCAGAGAGGCCGATTGAGAGAAGTAATCTTTAAAAAGTCATATGAGGCCAAAGGAAAGCAGTATGTACTTAACGAGCGCTATGGGTATGGCTATATCATCAACGAACTGTATCAGGGTGAGAAGCACGTTGATTTGAGTGTGTTGGAAGAAACAAAGAATCTGCAGGATTTCACATTTGACAGAAAAACAATCTTGGCTGTGCCAATAAAGGTTTATGAATCAGCGAAGTGGAAAGGCCGTGGCGGCTCAATCTTTGATGGAAAACTGGACAGTTTCGATGCGTTTGATGAGACGTGGTCTCAGTGGATGGATGCGCTCAGGGCTGGAAGAGCCAGAACGTTCATTCCAGAGGCTTTTTTGCCGCGCGACCCACAGAATGGCATGCTACTGAAGCCGAACGCATTTGATAACCGCTACATCGCCGGGAATGACAATATGGCGGAGGATGGAAAGAACCAGATCACCACAGAACAACCTGTAATTCCTCATGATGGCTATCTTGCGTCTTATATCACAGCCCTGGACCTGTGTCTGCAAGGAATCATTAGTCCAAGTACATTGGGGATTGATACCAAGAAGCTGGATAATGCAGAAGCGCAGAGGGAGAAAGAGAAGACAACCCTTTACACCAGAAATGCTATCGTAGAGGCATTGCAGGAAACACTTCCAGAAGTGGTTAGTGCCGCTGTAAATGCCTATAATATCTTGATTGGTCGGCCGGTCGAAGAAGTAAAGGTTGACATTCCGTTTGGAGAGTATGCCAACCCGTCTTTTGAAAGCCAGGTGGAGACCTTGTCGAAAGCAAGACCGGGAACCGCTTTGATGAGCATAGAAGCTCAGGTGGAAGAGTTATACGGTGATTCTAGGGATGATAAATGGAAGAAAGAAGAAGTCGCAAGGTTGAAAACAGAGCAGGGAATTGTAGAAGTAGATGAACCGGGAGTCAATATGGCTGCCGGGCTTTTTAATGTTAATCTGGGAGGTGACGGAGATGCAGGTGAAGGTGATGAACCGAGTGTACAGAATGAGCCAGGAGGAGTACCAAGGGCTGTTAAAGATGGCAAGTGATCAGGTACCGTTTGGCGTGTACGCTATCGAGAAAAAAGGATACACGGAACTCCGGAATGACAAATGCAAGAGCATGAGCCAGTTAAAAAAGCTGATTCACGGATTCAAGGCACAGGGATTCAAGGTACTCTCAAACGACGGCCAGATACTGCAGCCTGCAGGACAGGATGCTATGGAAGGGGCGCTGATGAGTGCAACCTGATGAGTACGATCTTGCTGAGGCCTTCCGGCGCATCGAAAACGAACTGATTGCATCCATGATCCGGAATATGGATCGGCACAGGGCGGAAGAGACCAAGGAAGGTTACAACTGGTCCATGTGGCAGGTGGAACAGCTGAAAGCCCTGGAAAAGTACAAGCGGAAGAACCAGAAGAAGTACCAAAAGCAGTTTAAAAGCATCAATAGCCAGATTGAGCATCTGATCCGCCAGGCACGCATGAAAGGCAATATGAAGCAGGAAATCAGAATCTTGCAGGCTATCAGGAAAGGATGGAAGACCCACGGCAGGAACGGGACACCGGCGCATGATGCAATGACGGCAGAGTTCTTTAAGCTGAATGACCGGAAGTTGGATGCGCTGATCGAAGCCACTACGCACGATATGGAAGCTGCGGAAACAGCAGTGCTCCGCAAGGCCAACGATGATTACCGCAAAGCCATATTCAACGCGCAGGTGTATGCCAATACCGGAGCAGGCACGTACGAAAAGGCTGTTGATATGGCTACGAAGGACATGCTGTCCCGTGGCCTTAATTGTGTGATGTACGCCAACGGTGCACGCCACACACTCTCTGATTATGCTGATATGGCGATCAGGACGGCCAGCAAGCGGGCATACCTGCAGGGAGAGGGCGAGAAACGGCAGGAGTGGGGCGTTGCCACTGTTATCATGGCAAAGCGTGGAAACCCGTGTCCGAAGTGCCTGCCCTTTGTCGGCAAGGTGCTGATTGATGATGTGTGGAGCGGTGGCAGCAAGGATGGTGTGGATCCGGAGACCGGGAAGCGGTATCCGCTTATGAGCTACGCTATCAGTAAGGGGCTGTATCATCCCCGCTGTAAGGACTCTCATACTACATATTTCCCTGGCATCTCCACAGCAGACGATACCTGGACAAAAGAGGAACTGGAGAATGTAGGTCTACAGAGCCAGCAGGAAGTCCGGCAGCAGTACACAAAGCGCCAGGAAGAGAAGTATAGTCGGTTGGCTGAATATTCACTGGATCCGGATAACAAACAGATCTATGGGAGAAAGGCTTCAGAGTGGAGAAATGTTCGGTTTAAGACTGGCAATTTAGATGCGAGCGATTACATAGAGCAGAAGCGGGAAGAGCAGTTTTTTGGCATGCCAGATGAAATTACAGATGAATGGACTAAAAAGAACACGGACGGCTCTCTTATTGACATGAAAGAATATGATGTCAACGGAGTGACTTATAAAGTGGATGGAAAAAGGGTTACACTTCATCCTACGGAACAGGAACGGTCTGTTGCTGCGGTATTGAGCAAAAAGTATGGAAAGATTGTTGAATTTGTCCCTCAGATAATGTACCCACAAGGCATACAAACACCGGACTATTTGATTAATGGGGAGCGATTTGATTTAAAAACTTTTAAAAGTTCTGGGAAAAATGTATTTTACAATATGATTGCGAAGAAAAAGAAACAATCACCCAATTTCATTTTCGATATTACGGAATGTCCGTTATCCGCGGAAGAGATAGAGCGGCAGATAAATGGTCTTTATAGTTCGCATCATACTAGGTTTATAGAAAAAATTGTTGTGATGAAAGATGGCAAAATAGAAAAGGTGTATATGAGAAAATAAAAAGACCATTTATCCATCCGGTCAACCACTCATCGAGTGGGACAATGGGGACGGGAAATGGTCTTTTCTTAATTGTTTTATACCATTTTTTTAGAAAATATGCAAGCATAAGTCACAGGGATTGATGTTTTGCATATGTTTTGTTGCGACGTCGCAACGGTTATAAGCACGCAGAAATGCGTGTTATTTTTATGCCCAAACGCGAGTATGGCTCTAAACTCTGCGCGGCCGGTGACACCGATGAAAATGGACAGGTAACAAGAGAGACACTCTCATAAATGGAAAGGAGCACGAAGACATGAGAAAGAAATTCCCGATGAACTTACAGCTTTTTGCTGAACCTGGTAATCCGACACCACCGGAGCCACAGCCAACACCGCCAGAACCACAGCCGACACCGCCGACAATTGACTATGGAAAGATTCAGCAGATGTTGGATGGTACTCTGGCTGCTAAGGAAGATACGGCATTGAAAGCCTATTTTAAACAGCAGGGGCTTAGCCAGGAGGAGGTTGAACAGGCAATCGCAGCTTTTAAGGCTGAGAAAGCAAAGAATCAGCCAGATGTAGGTGCTATGCAGTCACAGCTTGCTAAGGCGCAGACAGCGGCTCAGGAGGCCCAGATTCAGAGTGCCGGAGTGCTGGCGGCAGTTGAACTGGGGATTGATTCTAAAACGATTCCATATGTCCTGAAAATGGCAGATCTGAGCCAGGTTATCGGGCAGGATGGAAAAATCAACGGTGAGGCTTTAAAAGCTGCCATCAATAAGGTTCTGGAAGACGTTCCAGGACTGAAACCTCAGGCAGGGGCTACGGGTTTCGTGCAAGTTGGGGCATCTAGTGGAACCATCGGAGAGCCTCAGCCAGGAACACAGACACCGCAGGCGAGCGTACCGACTAAACGTTGGAACCGCTTCAACAACTAAGAAAGGATAAGGTGAATATATGCCGAATTTAAACTATGCCCAGGTATGGGAGCCGGAACTTTTAGAAATCCTTATGCAGGGAGCATTAACGTCCCCATTTGTAACTACTAACGTAAGATGGCTGGATGCCAAAACCTTCCATTTTACCCAGATGTCCACATCCGGATACAAGAATCATAATCGCAATGGCGGATGGAATAAAGGTAATTACGTGCAGAAAGATGTGCCGTTTACAGTTACTCATGACCGCGATATTTCCTTCCTGGTAGATAAAGCGGATGTGGATGAGACGAACGCAACAGCATCTATCCAGAATATCTCCAGAACCTTTGAACAGACTCAGGTAGTGCCGGAGACGGATGCACTGTTCTTCTCTAAGGTTGCTCAGGCAGCTCAGAAAGAAGAGGGTTATCATTCTACTACTGCGATTGCGGCCTATACTAAAGCAAAGGTCTTCGGAATGTTGAAAGATATCCTGGCAAAAGGCAAGCTGAGAAGATACAAAGCAAATGGAAGCCTTGTGATGTATGTTTCCAGTGCTATCATGGATGCGCTGGAGCAGTC